AAATGAAGTGGGAGAAGAAAGACCGCAAACAACTGAAAAAACAGTCGCAACTGATGAAAAACAGGTGGAAAACGAACAACCCACAAAAAAACAGTCGCAAAAAGAAGAAGTAAGGTTCGTTCCTACCGATGAGTCCGCACGTGATTTGTATGGTGAGGTAAAAAAGAAACCAACACCAAAACCAAAACACACCTATATGTCAACTCAACGAATGAATAATAAATAAGTTTGGATTATTGGATTATTTTTTGTATATTTGTTATAATATAAATTTAGAAAAACACAAATAGTTATATGGATGAGTTATATGGTGGCACTACAAGTGCTGGTGACTACAATATCCGATATGAATCGGATGATAAAAATGATACCCAACGAACCTATTACCGTGAGTTCGATTATGGTATTGATACTACCGATAATGTAATTCTTATTCAAGATGAAATCCAAAGTGGATTAACATTTGATATTGTATCCAAGGTTCGTTTGTTGAAAAAGATTAATGGTGAATTAGAAACTATCAACATCTTACTCAACTCACCTGGTGGTGATGTGATTGAGACTCTTGCTTTGATTGACTATATCCAATCACAAAAAGACCAAGGTATCAAATTTAATATTATCGTTCGTGGTGCTGCAATGTCGGCTGCTGCATTATTGTTGACTTGTGGAACTGGCGTTCGTGCCGCATCTAAACATTCCAAGATTATGGTACACCAATTGTCTACTATTGTAGTGGGTAAATTGAGTGATGTTAAATCAAATGCTAAATTCTCTGAAGAGTTAGAACATGAATGTAACCAATTAATGGCTGACCATTCTAATATGGATAAAGAATATTGGGAGAATATTTCATCATCAGACTATTTTATGTCCGCAGAAAAAGCTTTAGAATTAGGAATCATAGATAAAATCATTTAAAAATGCTTGACTTTTTTACCGCAGAAGAACTCGTAGAAAATTACGAAAAGTTTCGTAAATTAATTAATCAAACCTTTACTGGTGAAAGGTTGGAATCTCTTAACAAAATGTACGACCACTTTGAAGAGAGAATGTTATATACTCCAGCATCTTCAGTAGAACATTACCACAACGCTTTTCCTGGTGGATACATTGACCACGTTCTCCGTGTAACTCGTAACGCTCTAAAAGTATACGACTTGTGGCAAGACCTTGGCATGATTATGGAGGAGTTTGATAAAGAGACACTTATTTTCACAGCACTTCACCATGATTTAGGTAAATTAGGAACACCCGACGCCGACTACTACACCAAGAACGATTCAGAATGGCACGTTAAAAATCAAGGTAAGATTTATAAGACCAATCCTAATATTCATTGGATGAACCTTAATGACCGAACCATGTACAATCTACAATACTTTGGTGTTAAGTATACCGAAGAAGAAATGATTGGTATGAGGTTAACTGATGGGTTGTATGATGAGAACAACAAAGAGTATTACATCAAGTATAACAATGATGATAGACTCGCCACTTCAATCCCATTCATAATGCACACCGCAGACCAAATGGCTGCTATCTATGAGAATAAACGATGGGAAGCAGAGATGAACCCTGTAAAATCCACTCGTACCAAAACACCTGGTAGACCAAAGAAAGGTGACTTGAGTCAAACCTTTGAAAGTAATGATGTTAAACCTACGAGTGTATTTGACGCATTCAAAGATATTGTAGAGGATTAATTATGTTACTATCTATAATCATACTATCAGTTTTAACCTTGGTTTTAGGATACACAACATATAACTTGTTGCGTAAAAACGAAACATTGGAAGATGTAATACTTGAACAAGAAGAGTTAGTTTCTAACATCGCGGAAAAAATCGATAGTTCAATGTCTCAAATGAAAGAGATTGACCGATTGGGTTCTTTTGAAGCTGATGATGAAACTGGATTTGTTTTTAAAAATATGTACGAGATAATTTCTGAATTAGAAGAATACTATGGGTCGGAAGAGAAAGAGTAAAAGGTATTTCACCTCTATTACGGAAATTGCAATCAACGCATACAATCGATGTGATGACCAACGACTGAAGAACAAAATCTACAATCGTTTCATTCACTATCCATTTGACAAACTCGCAGAGAATGTGATTCACACTTATAAAACATATTACTTCGATGTTCCATATGAAGATGTAAAAATGAATGTAGTAGCATTCTTAAATGAAAAGATTCACAAATTTAATGGAGACAATGGTAGAGCATTCTCATACTTTACAGTTATTGCAAGAAACTATTTGTTCAACGAAAACAATGCTAACTATGCCCGTATGAAAGCCAGAGATGGTATTGATGTGATTGACACAAGTAGAAATGTTGTAAACGAAGTTTACGACAAACAACAATCTGATGAACTAAAAGACTTTATGGATTACTATGTTCGTTACATGGACTATAACATTTTTGACATATTCCAAAAAGAACGAGATAGAAAAATTGCTGATTCATTAACTGAATTATTTAGAACACGAGACAATCTCTACTCTTATAACAAAAAGGCACTTTACATACTTATTAGAGAGAGAACTGGTGTTCAAACTCAATACATTACTAAAGTAGTTGGTAAGATGAGAACAATTTATGGTGAATTGTATATCGACTATATGAAGGAGGGTATATTGAGTATAACACACCGACTGGAGGAATTCAATGACTAAAGATGATGAAATCTTTAAAGGTAAATCTTTCTCTGACCTGATGTCCGACATCTATTCAAATCAGAAAAAGAAAGACCGACAAATAAAACTGCTCATTGCTCAACTTGAACCCATGGTCAAGAATTTGAACGATGCAGCAGTGGTAGTTCCACTTATTAAGGAATACCTCGACATCTCCGTTAAGAACGATGATGCTCTAATCAAACTTGCCGCAATCGTTCAGAGAATGATGAAGGATAATGTAAATGCCGAAACTGGTGGATTTATTTTATCAGAAGATGAGAAACGCCAGTTAATGGATGCTATCGATGAGGTGGAGAAAGACCTACCCAAAGAAGATGGAGATGATGAATGAAATTTGCACAAGTAGTTGAAGTATATTTAAAAGATGATGCTAAGTATGGACCATATTCTATACAAGCATTATTGAAGACTGGCGCGATAAACAGCCAACGTATATACGCAAAACCATTAAGCCAAAACCTAAAACAACTTCCTGTTGTTGGTGAACAAGTAGTAGTATTTAAAGGACCTTCTGATTTTGTATCAGGATTAGGTTCAGGTAAAACGGTATTCTACTATATGTCACCACTCGCTCTTCAAGGTAATGTTAACAATAACATAATTAAGAACTCGACTTTATTACAAGGATTTATTGTTGGGGGGTCATATGGATTTGCAGGTGCTGGTGTATCTAATACAAACAACGCATCATCAACTGATGAAAAGAACAAAGAGTTCGTAGAAGTATCTGATTTATCTCAATTGCAACCATTTGCTGGAGATGTTATTCACGAAGGTAGATTTGGTAATTCAATAAGATTCGGATATACACCAGATAATCCTGATTCAACAAACAAACCATCGTGGTCTTCAAGTACACCAGAATCTCCGATAACTATTATTAGGAATGGCGCAGGCCTTTCAAATGGTTATAATAAATTTGTTGTAGAGGATGTCAATGAGGATGATTCATCTATTTGGTTAGGTTCTAAACAAATTATAAAAATCCGACCATCTCAAAAGTTCGGTCTCGGTGTAACGCCCGTAAGTTCATATGAAAAACCACAAATCGTAATCAATTCCGAACGAGTTATTATAAACTCAAAGAAAGATTCAGTTCTTATTAGTGGTAAAAAGTCAGTAAATATTTCCACTAAAGGTTGGAAAGCTGATATGGATACAATGTTCAACCAATTAGAAGCAATTGTAAATGCGTTAAACTCGTTAGCACCACAATTGACTGCGGCCGTGACCGCTGCTGGCGCTCCTGTACCAGCGGTTCAAGCCGCTGGTGGTCAATTACAAGGTGCTATTGCTAAAATAAAAACTCAATTACAATTAATGAAACAATAATTATAGATAAAATATATTTATTACTATGGATACAAAGAAACTAATTAAAGCGATTCAACTTATTATTAAGGAAGAGGTGAAGAAGGAAGTGGCCAAACGTGAGAAGGTCATTCGTGAATCTATCCTTAAAGAGATGAAACAATCACAACCAAAAGTTGTTGAAAGAGACCCGCTTGATGTAGAACACATCTTTGAAACATCACATCAAACCAAACAATCATTCACGGGTAATCCTATGTTGAATGATATTTTGAATGAAACCGCACAAGGTGGTGAGTGGAGAAGTATTAATGGGCCGGGTGGTGTGTTTAACGCATCACAAGCGCAAGCTTGGGCTGGAGTAAATCCACAAACACCATCGGTATTACAAACCGCTGATGGTACACAAGTGTCTACACAGCAACTACAACAAACTGAAGCAGGTCAAGCAGTTGTGAACGCATTAACACGAGATTATTCAGGATTGATGAAACATATCAATTCGAAGAAGGGTAAATAATGGCAAGAAACCGGCCGGAATATAAAATAAATCCTCTTGACTTAAAAAAGAATACCGCCATTGGTGTTATGCTACCAATGGGAGGCGCTCCTATTTTTAAATCATCATACACAACCGAAGAACAGTCGATATCAAATCTAAAAAATCTAATACTAACCCGAAAGGGAGAACGGCCATTTCAACCCGACTTTGGAACGGATGTCTATTCGTTATTATTTGAACAAATAACATCAGACCTTGGTGACACGTTGGATTCTAATCTACGCGCGGACATAAAATATTGGTTACCCTACATTATCATTGATGACATACTTATTAATGTTGAAGAGGATTATAATAGGGTTTCAATATCAATGAAGTTTAAAATTACAGAAAATGGTGCAAACGAAAATATAACAATACTCGTAACCAATCAGGGTGGTGTATCAATTCTTTGAGGTATATAAATGGCTGATAAAATTAAAAAAGATGTAAGTTTAGTTGGTAGAGACTTCGGAGATATCCGTAAGAATCTTATTGATTTTTCTAAAAACTACTTCCCACAAACTTATAACGATTTCAACGAAGCATCTCCTGGTATGATGTTTATGGAGATGGCATCATATGTTGGTGATGTCCTTTCATACTATACCGATGTTCAGTTAAGAGAATCCATTCTTGAACAAGCTGAAGAAAAATCAAACGTATTTAATATCGCACAAACATTTGGATATTCTCCAAAGTTAAATGTACCTGCAACTACAATCTTAACAGTGTATCAATTACTACCTGCGATTGGTAGTGGTGATAATGTAAAACCAAATTGGGATTACGCATTAACCCTTAAAGAGGGAATGGTTGTAAGTTCTACCTCGAATACAAAAGTTACATTCTCAACAATCAGTAAAGTTAGATTTGCATTTTCATCTTCATTTGACCCAACGGAAGTTTCGGTTTATCAAACCGATGAATCTACAAATGAGCCGGTATATTATCTTGTTAAGAAATTAGTAAAAGCAGTTAGTGGTACTGAAAAAACAAGAACATTTACTTTTGGGTCTCCAAAGATTTATGACAAAATAAGACTCAGCGATGATGGTCTAATTGATGTCATCAAAATTATGGATGATGATGATGACGAGTGGACAAAAGTAGAATACCTTGGTCAAGACACGGTGTTTGAAGAAGTAGCTAATACAACGGACTATTCATTAGCAATGTCCTCATACGCAACTGAAACACCAGCTCTTCTTAAATTAAACCGAGTACCAAAAAGATTTGTGACTCGTGTAACTGATGAGGGTGCAATTGATATTCAATTTGGAGCTGGTATCTCATCAAACGCTGATGAAGAAATCCTACCTAATCCAGATAATGTAGGTTCGGCATTATACCCATCAACGGGTGACCTTGACCAGGGTATTGACCCATCAAACTTTATGTATGCTAAAACATATGGAGTTGCTCCTGCTAACACAACACTTACAGTAACTTATAGAGTAGGTAATGGTGTTGAAGATAATGTACCATCTTCAGACTTAACAACCATAGTTTCGAGAGTTCTTGAGAATGAGTCAATCGGGTTGGTTACCGAAGTGTATAATGTTATTAAAAATTCAGTTGCTGTAACTAATGAAGCTGCTGCTGGTGGTGCTAAATACGAAGAAGAACTCGAAGAGGTTCGTAACAATGCTGCTGCATACATTAGAGCACAACATCGTTCAGTTACCGCCGAAGATTACTTATTGAGAGCATACGCATTACCACCTCAATTTGGGTCGGTTGCTAAAGCATTTGTTGCTCCTGACTGGCAAATCAATACGAAGTTGGATGATGGCAATAATCCTATTGCAAACCAATTAGCAATTAATTTCTACACATTAGGATATGATGCGAATAAGAAGTTGAAGAACCTAAATGCGGCCACTAAACAAAATCTACAAAACTATTTATCTTATTATCGTATACTTACTGATGCTGTAAACATTAAGAACGCATATATTGTAAACTTTGGGGTTGATTTTGAAATCATAGTTCTTCCAAACTACAACTCAAATGAAGTTCTTTTAAAGTGTATCAATAAGCTAAAAGAATACTTCCACATTGACAGAATGCAAATCGGTAGACCCATCGTATTGACCGATGTGTATGTTTTGTTAGATGGTGTTGATGGTGTGCAAAGTGTTGTCAGACCTGATAAAGATGGTATTGGTGGTCTTCAGATTACTTGTAAAGTTGAAGGAAACTATTCAAACAACTTCTACGATATGAAAGAAGCCACAAAGAATGGTATTATCTACCCACCTAAAGACCCATCTATTTTTGAATTGAAATATCCTGATGCCGACATTAGAGGTAAAGTGATAACATTATTTTAAGAGGTAGAAAATGATTTATAGAATATATCCAAGTAAAGACACGACAATCTACGAAGATTCAGTTCGTAAGAATCAAAATACTGGCAAGGATGAAATTCTTGAAGTTGGTAAGTTTTACGATACCAACAACACTACCTTATTAGGTAATAGTAGAGCATTAATTCAATTCGACCTTACTTCAATTTCATCTTCGATTGTTAGTGGGGATATCACATCACCACAATATAGA